GGACCTCTTCAAAAAGAATATATTGTAAAATTTATTAATAGTAAAACAAATAGAGTGTTATTTGAGAACACAATTACTAACAATATGTGGACTCAACCTAATATAAAATATTTAGTTAAATGGCGTATAGAAGTTTATGATAAAGAAGATAATTCAAAAGTTTTTGAACATATTTTTAATCCTGAAGGAAAAAGAATTTATATCCATATAGATTCCACAGCATTAGGAGATACATTAGCTTGGTTTCCTGTTATTGAAGAATTTAGAAAAGAAAATAAATGTGAAGTAGTTTGTTCAACATTCCATAATGAATGGTTTGAAGGAAACTATCCAGAATTACAATTCGTAAAACCAGGATCAGAAGTAAACAATTTATATGGTATGTTTGCTATTGGTTGGTTTTATGATGATAAAAAAGTAGTGTTTGATAAAACACCTATTGACTTTAAAAAATATCCTTTACAACAAACCGCTACTGAAATATTGGGAATGAAATATAGAGAAATTAAACCTATAGTAAACACTCCTAATAAAAAAACAGACATTGAAGGTAAATATGTTGTTATTGCTCCTCATGCTTCCGCTCATGCCAAATATTGGATGTATCCAAAAGGTTGGCAAACAATTATTGATTATTTAAATAGTAAAGATTATAAAGTTGTTATGTTAACTCAAGAACCTTTAGGTGATGATTGGCATGATTCAAAACTTGGTGGAACTTTAACAGGAGTAATTAATAAAACCGGAGATTTTCCTTTAGAAGATAGAATGGTTGATATTCGTGATGCAGAGGCATTTATTGGAGTAGGAAGTGGAATGAGTTGGTTATCATGGTCATTAAATACTCCAACAATTTTAATTTCAGGATTTAGTTATCCATACACTGAAATGCAAGATTGTGAACGTATATTCCCTGATAATCCTAGAGTTTGTAGAGGATGCTTTAATCGCCATTGGTTAAACCCAGGTGATTGGGAATGGTGTCCTGATTATAAAGATACCCCACGTCAATTTGAATGTACAAAAGTTATTGAACCTTCTCAAGTAATTAAATCTATCAATAAAATTCTTAATCTTTAAAAATTAATTAAATATTTATTATGGACAAATTTTTAACACCTGAAGAGTTATTTTTAATAAATCATCTAAATTCCCAAAGAGAAAAAATAAAATATCAACTTGGAAATTTAGAATATGAATTACAATTATTGAATCAAGAAAAAAATAAAGTAATTCAAGAGTTGCAACTTTTAGAAGAAAATTTTATTAAAGTAGGAAAAGAATTACAAGAAAAATATGGTGAAGGAGCTTTAAATTTAAAAACAGGTGAATTTAAAAATAAGTGACTTTTAAAAACTTTCAACATATTTATAACAAAATAAAATAACTCATAAAATGGCAGAAGCATTAATATCACCCGGTGTACTTGCAAGAGAAAATGATAATTCATTTATTTCACAAGGACCTATTAGAAACAGCGCCGCTATTATAGGCCCTACAGTTAAAGGTCCTGTAGAATGGCCTCAGATTGTTACATCCTATAGTGATTTTACTAACAAGTTTGGATCTACCTTTATTTTTAATAACGGAACAGGTAGTGGAAATGTACAAGGTTTCTTTACTTCAATTGCAGCTTATAATTTCTTTGCAAATGGTGGTGAAACATTATTAGTAACTAGAGTAGCTAGTGGATCCTATGCCCCAGCAACATCTTCATTCATTTCAGGAAGTACAGCAGGAGCTATTGCTAGTGGTAGTGCATTTACATTAACTACTTTCTCTGAAGGTACTATAATGAACAGTACTAGTCCTATTGATATTAGTGGTTCATTAGCAAGTGGTTCAGTAGATAATATTAGATTTCAAATTGCTAACTCTAATACCTCATCTGGTACATTTGATGTGTATATTAGACAAGGTAATGACAATACTGCTAATCCTATTATTTTAGAAACATGGACTGGTCTATCATTAGATCCTACAGCTCCAAACTTTATTTCTAGAGTAATTGGTGATTCTTATCAAGCATTAGATACTGTTAATAATCAAATGGTTTCTTACGGAGTATATAAAAATAATTCTAGATATGTTTATGTATCTAGTATTAACCCATACTTCTTAATGCCTAATTATTTTGATAATAATGGTAATGCAAATGCAGCTTATGCTCCTTATATGCCTGCTAATGTGCCTGTAAGTGGTACATTTGGTGCTGCTACTGGTACAATTACTTCAAGTGCTTTATTCTATGAAAATATTAGTGGTGTAAACACTCAAGGATTAGTAGCTAATAACTATACAAATTCAATTGCATTATTAGCTAACCAAGATGATTACCAATTTAACGTATTAGTAACTCCTGGTTTATTTGGCTCTAATGCAAATTATAACGCATTACAAACTACAATTATTAATAATACACAAAACAGAGGTGATAATATTTACGTAGTAGATTTAGTACCTTATAGTTCAAGTGTTGATACAGTAACTTCTCAAGCTCAAAGTAGAAATACTTCATATGCTGCTGCTTACTGGCCTTGGGTTCAAACAATCGACCCAGATTCAGGTCAATTTGTGTGGGTTCCTGCTTCAACAATGATCCCAGGTGTATATGCATACAACGACACAGTAAGTGAACCATGGTTTGCACCTGCAGGTATTAATAGAGGTGGTTTAACTCAAGTAATTAGAGCTGAAAGAAAATTAACTCAAACTCAAAGAGATAACCTATATACAGGCAACGTAAACCCAATCGCTACATTCCCAGCAACAGGTGTTGTAGTGTATGGTCAGAAAACATTACAGAAAAAAGCATCTGCTCTTGATCGTGTAAATGTTCGTAGATTATTAATTGCTCTTAAAAATTATATTTCAGAAGTAGCTCAAAACTTAGTATTCGAACAAAATACTATTGCTACTAGAAATGCTTTTTTAGCAGCAGTTAATCCATACTTAGAAACAGTACAACAAAAACAAGGTTTGTATGCGTTTAAAGTAATTATGGATGACAGTAATAACCCTGCAGAAGTAATTGACAGAAACCAAATGGTAGGTCAAATTTATATCCAACCTACTAAAACGGCTGAATTTATTTACTTGGATTTCAACATCTTACCAACAGGTGCTACTTTCCCAGCATAATTTTTTAAATATTGAATATTTATAACAAAACAAATAGATAAGCAAAATGGCAATATTAGATTCCAACGAAATATTTTTCACCGCGTTTGAACCAAAACAGGCGAATAGATTTATCATGTATATTGATGGGATTCCATCATACGAGATTAAAGGTGTAAGTGCAGTCACTGTAAACTCAGGTACTGTTCAATTAAACCACATTAACGTTCAACGTTATGTTAAAGGTGTAACTAAATGGGATCCTATTACCTTTACACTATTTGATCCTATTGTACCTTCAGGTGCTCAAGCTGTAATGGAATGGGTACGTTTACACCACGAATCAGTAACTGGTCGTGATGGTTATTCTGATATGTATAAAAAAGATTTAACATTTAACGTATTAGGACCTGTAGGTGATATCGTTTCAGAATGGATTTTAAAAGGATGTTTTATTACAAGTGCAAACTTTGGTGAATACAACTGGGATACAGCAGATACAGCAGTAAACCTTACAATGGTTGTTCAACCTGATTACTGTGTATTAAATTTCTAATAAAAAGAAAAATCAAAGAAAGCTCGCAATTTTTGCGAGCTTCTTTTTTTCTCATATATTTATATATGATAACAAAGTTATATTAAATAAAAATTATGGAAGAAAGCAAATTTAAGTTCCCTACAGAAATGGTAGATTTACCCTCAAAAGGTTTTTTATACCCTGAAGGACATGTTTTATCAAGCGGTAAAATTGAAATGAAATATATGACCGCTAGAGAAGAAGATATTCTTACTAATCAAAATTATATCGCTACTGGAATAGTTTTAGATAAATTATTACAATCTTTAATTGTTACTAAAGTAGATTACAATGATTTATTAGTAGGTGATAAAAACGCAGTTCTTATTGCAGCTCGTATTTTAGGTTACGGTAAAGATTATGTTTTTGAATATCGAGGAGAAGAACATAATATTGATTTAACTACTCTAGAAAATAAACCTTTCGATACATCTACTTTAGAAAAAGGTGTTAACCAATTTTCATTTAAACTCCCCAATTCAGGAAATGAAGTTACTTTCAGAATAATGGATGGACATTTAGAAAAGAAAATTGAAGATGAAATTAAGGGTTTAAAACGAATTAATAAAAATGTTTCTCCTGAATTAACTACTCGTTTAAAACATTTAATAACCTCAATAAATGGAGATTCAGATCCTAAAATTATTAGGGATTTTGTTGATAATTATCTTTTAGCTAGCGATTCAAGAGCATTTAGAGAACATATAAAAAATACTCAACCCGATATTAATTTAAAAGTTCCAATAGAACTAAATGGAGAACTAGAAGAAATTGAAATGCCTATCGGAGTTAACTTTTTTTTCCCTGACTTCTGAGCAAGCGTCCTCTTATAGAAGTGCTGTATTTACACAAATTCATGAAATAGTATTCCATGGTAAAGGAGGTTATGATTGGTATACAATATATAATATGCCTCTATCTATTAGAAATTTTACATGGAATAAATTAAAACAGTGGTACGAAGAACAAGATTCAAATAAAAATGAAGATGTAGTAGCTAAATCAATTGCTGCTATGAAGGAAGCAAGTTCAAATATTCCTAAATCTAAAACAAATGTTCCCAAACATGTATTGAAGGCATCGCAAAAGTGATGCCTTTTAATATTTATTATATATAATATAATTTATAATGGCTAAACAATTAACAGGAGACGAATTAAAACAATTTAAAAAGGATCTTGCTGAACTTAATAGACTTAGAAAAGAGTTGGGCAAAGACCCCATTAAATTTGAGGCCAATGTTAGTTCAGTTCAAGCACTTAATGAATTATTAGATTCTACTAGAGATATAGTTAATGATTTAGATGAAACAGTTGTTGGACTTTCAGTTCAATGGAGAAATGTTTTGGGAGAAGTTAAAAAAACTAATGAAGCTCAAAGATTAGGATTAGGTTCTTTAAATAAACTAAAAGATATTTCAGATAAATTAAGACTTTCCCAACAAGGTATTTCAGAGTTATCTTCTAGAGAATTAAGATCTTTACAATCTAAAACAAAAATAGAGTTTGAAAATCTTAAATTAACTCAACAAATGCTTTCTGCTAAGAAAGCAAGTAATGAAGCTACTCAAGAAGAATTAGAACTTTTAACAGAAATTGAAGGCCAAATTAGTGATAACACCTCAGCTTATAACAGACAATTAGATGTTATTAAGTTGATGGAAAAACAAACAAGACGAGTAGAAAGAGCTACAGGTCTTACAGGTCTTGCTTTGAAAAGCGCTTCAGGATTCCTAGAAAAAATGGGAATGAGTGATTTAGGAAGTGTTTTCGAAGAAGCTCAAGAAGCAGCTAAAGCAATGGCTGAAAGACTTACAGAAGGAGGTACTAAATCTATAGGACTTATAGGAAAAATAAGAACTATGGGAGCTGCCTTTAAAGTAGTTGGTAGAGAAATTTTAAAAAATCTTACTGATCCGTTAGTATTAGCTGGTGGTGCTATTTCTTTAATGAAAAAGGCAGTAAGTTTTGTAACAGCTGAATACGAAAAAGGTAAACAAGCTGTAGAAAGGATTAGTGAAGAAAATACTAGTGTAGCTAGATCCCTAGGTTTAGCTCAAGGAGCCGCTAGTAAATTAGCAAGTTCTGTTGCGGGAATGGGTCCAACAACAGAAGCTTCTAAACAATCAGTAACAGCATTGTATCAAGCAATGGGTTCAACTGAAAAATTATCTACTAGTACTCTTAAAGTATTTGTTAAATTAAATACATTTGCGGGAATGTCAGCTGAATCATTAGCCAAATTCCAGAAATTTGCAAAACTTGGAGCCCAAGATGCTGGTAAAATGGTTACTACCATGGCTAATACAGCATTACAGGTTATTAAAACTAACAAATTAGCTATTAGTCAAAAAGGATTATTAGAAGAAGTATCTAATGTATCAAGTATAGTAAGATTACGATTTGCCGCTCAACCAAAAGAATTAGTTAAAGCAGTAGCTGCTACTAAAGCTTTAGGTCTTGATATGGAAAAAGTAAAAAACATAGCTGATGGTTTATTAAATATCGAAGATTCAATTGCTGCTGAAATGGAAGCAGAATTGCTTACTGGTAAAGATTTAAATTTAGAAAAAGCAAGAGAATTAGCATTAGCCGGAAAATCAGAAGAAGCGGCAAAATTAATTGCTGATCAATTAGGAGGTGCTGCTGAGTTTAGTAAACTAAACGTAATGCAACAAGAATCCTTAGCTAAAGTATTAAATATGAACCGAGATGGTATGGCTGATATGCTTGCCGCTCAAGAAGAAAATAAAAGTGTTAATGGAGATTTAGTATCTGATCAAAAAGATGGACTTAAAGCTATGATGTCCGGAGTATCAGAAGCTGAAAAAAATGCTAATATTGAAAGAGCTAGACAAGAAGCTTCTATTGGTTTTTATAGAGAATTATCACCATTAGTACATTCATTAGAAGAAGCATTTACAAAAATAAAAGCAACTTTAAACGGATTATTTCTTGATTTAGTAGTAAAACCAATGGTTAGTTGGTTAAAAGGTCCTGAAGGAAAAGCTTTTATTGAAAAACTCCCAGAATATGCTGAAGCTTTTGCTAAATCTATTAGAGCAGGAGCAGAAAAAGTTGGTCATGCCGTTGGAAAAATAGCAACCTTTATCAAAGAAAATCCTTGGTTATCAGCAATTGCAAGTACTCTTTCTGTAGGAGCTATTGGATTAGCTATTAAAGGCATTCAAGCTCTTAGAGGTACTAAAATGATGCCGATGTATGTTAAAATAGCTGGGATGGATGCTGGTGGAGTAATGGATATGTTTAAAGGAAAAACTTCCTCATCAGGTCCAAAATTCGATGCTAAATCAGGAAGATACAGAGATCCAGCAACCGGGAAATTTACTAAAGCTCCTAGTGGAGGTGCTAGTGGTGGAGGAGGTGCGTTTGGTAAAATAGGAAATTTCTTTGGAAGTATAGGAAGTAAAGTTGCTAACTCTAGTGTTGGTAAATTTGTAGGAAATGCAGTAAGTGGAGCTAAAAATTTAGCAGCAAAAGCTATTGACTTTGCCAACCCTATGACATATGTTAAAAAATATATGCCTAAAGTAATGGAAAGTAAAGGTTTTAAAAAAGCTATTAGTTCTCTTCCTAAAATAGGTAAAATAGCTTCTTTAGCTATGATAGCTCATGATTTGTATTCACAAGGAAAAGGAGTAGCAGATGCTGCTAAATCCGGTGTTTCACCTCAAGATATAGGTAAACAAGTAGTAATGGCTCTAGGTGATCTAGGAGGATCAGTTATTGGTGGTATGTTAGGAACCTTAATTCCAGTTCCGGGAGTTGGTACAATGCTAGGTACGTTCTTAGGAGGTTTAGGAGGTTCAGCATTAGCTGGTTTAATAGCAAACAATACTGATGTATCTGGAATAGGTAATTGGATGATTGATGCATTTGGTGATCCTAAAAGAGCAGGAAAAGCAGAAGATTTTATTTTACAAGATGGTAAAATGACTAAATTTAGAAAAGACGATGTTATCGTTGGTGGTACTAATTTAGGTGGAGGAGATAATGGAAAAACTATTCAACTACTTGAAAGATTAGTAGCTATGGTTGAAAAAGGAGGAAATGTTTACATTGATGGTAATAAAGTTGGAGCTACTTTAGCTTTATCAAATTATAGACAACAATAATTTTAATTTTTAATATTTATAAACAAAAAACAAATACTATGGCACTTTTAGATTTATTAAAAAAACCGAGTTCGTTAAGTTTAGAGGGACAAACCCCTAAAATCGAAAATCAACAACAATCTAGATTAGAAAAAACTTTTGAAAAGCAATCTAAATTAGATTTAGCTTCGGAACCAACAAAATACGATCAAAACAAACCTAAATAATAATTAATGAGTTTAGTCAAACTCCTTACCGATCCTAATTCGTTTAAGTTCTACGCGAATGGAGATAAATATATTCGTTATATAGCACCTCCAAGGGAACTTTCCTGGGAAGATGGAACCGCAGATGTTAGTAGAGGAATTATGGGTAATGGAGCAAAGTCTAAACCATTAGTAACAACACCTCTTCCACCTTTAAATAGTGCTCAAACACCACAAACTCTTATTGATGGTTTATATAGAGGTCAAGGTGTATTATCTAGATCTACTTTTCAAGATACCGAAAGAATTAGTAAATTCTTAATCACAGAACAAGGATTACAATTTATTGCTAAACAACAAGCATTACTTCTTACTCAAAATATAAGACAATATGGTAATGATGTAAGACGCTATCAATTTATTAATCCTGCTTCTTACATAGAAAATACAGCTTTAGCTCCTACTGGAATAAATGTAAGAAATACTTTTAATTTTGGTTTAAATCCTACATTTACTCGTGAAGGTACTTATGGTGAAATGCCTACTTTTGCTAATGAAAGACAAAAAGCAGCAGCAAGATCAGCAAGAAGTAAAGGAATAGTAGATTCTATAACAACAAGTCCTTTATACAATAGTAAAAACGGTCCTAATAAAGATTATCTAACAGATACTGTACCTTTTTATATTGTTAAAATTAATAATGATGGAAGTGGAGATAATACTTACATCCATTTTAGAGCTTATTTAACAGGACTTACGGATAATTATGGAGCCGAATGGAATGAAACAAAATATATGGGTAGAGGTGAAAAATTCTTCTCATATAGTGGATTTAGTAGAGATTTAGGATTTAGTCTACAGGTACCTGTATTATCTAGAGCAGAACAATCCTCAGTATATAGTAAATTAAATTATTTAGCATCATTAATGGCTCCTGATTATACTGAAGGAGGTTTTATGAGAGGTAATTTAGTTAAAATCACTATCGGAGATTACATTACAGACCTACCAGGTATTATTAGAGGTGTAAACTTTACATATAATGATGAAGGTGGTTGGGATATAGCAAGAAATGAATTAGGACAACTCGAATCAGATGCGTATATTATGCCTAAAATGATTGATATTCAAAGTATTAGCTTTACTCCAATTCATAACTTTATACCTCAAACAGTTAGTAACGCATTTGTGGTATCCGGAAGTGGTAATAACGTTAATGCTCCATTTATTACATTTGGTAAAACAACAGGAGCAGGAGGTTCAGGTAATAATCCTGGAGGATATAAAAATGCTCAAAACCCTTCTTCAACTAATTCAAATTTTGGATTTTTAAGATAAAATGAGTAGTAGATATAACAATATTACATTAATACCTTTTTCTGAAGCTGAGGGAAATAAAATATTTCCTATTAAGAAAAGTGTTAGATATCCTGAGTTACCTAAGGATATAAACGATATTTATGCTATTACTACTTTAGGTGATAGATTAGATTTATTAGCCCAACAATTTTATGGTGATGTAAATCTTTGGTGGATTATAGCATCAGGAAATCCCGATATAATTC